ACGGCCTATGGCAGAAGAAGGGCGCATTCAGTCTGAAGCAGTCAAGCGCGAATATCAGGATCGCTACGGGCGCCCGCTGGGCGGCTTTTCGCCCGATGACGAAGGTTATCGCGATCTGGCCAAGCCACTAAAAGGCAAGGTTGATTTTAGTCTGTAAGCCGGAGGCCCCTTAATCGGGGCCTTTTACTGCGAAATCTTTTGTGTTTTACCTTTTTCGAGGTAGACTCAAAGACACTTAGGCAACGTGCGAGCCTTGCGCTTGCTGTGCCGCACAAATTGATGCGTTGCGTGCTGTGTCGCTGCAATGGCGACTGATGCCGAAGCAATGTGATGGAAGTAGTTTTTTCATTAACCATTGTTTCGATTAGCGCTAATGCCCTTCGCGTACATCCAATGTAGGCCAGACGGAACTCCTTTTTATGTCGGAAAGGCTAACGATGTTGCGCGCGCCTATAGTCTCAACAGAAGCTACAACCCTTACCATACTAATGTAGTTAAGAAGTATGGAGCAGACGGCGATTTTACTGGATACTCGCCCACAAAACGTAATCGCTGCTGCCTATGGCGTATGCAGAGGAACTGTGAGCAACATCAAGCGCGGGAAATGTTGGAAACCTTTGTACGATCGTTTTATAGGAGTTAAACAGTGAGTTCCCAAAACCAGCCTTTCGGGTTCGTGTGCGCTAAGCATCCTTCCGGCCAAAGCCGGGCGACTGCTTATTCTATTGCCAGCGGTTACGCGGCAAATATCTTCACGGGTGATCCGGTCAAGCTCGTTACTGCCGGCACCATTCAGCTTTCCACCAGCGACGGCACCCGTACAGGTACGGTAGATGGTATCTTGCCGCTTGGCGTTTTTGCTGGTTGCCAATATACCGATTCCAATGGTAAGCCTAACTTTTCACCGTTCTGGCCGACTGGAACGGTTTCGTCCGATGCTATTGCCTGGGTCTATGACGATCCTACCAATGTTTACTTGGTGCAAGCGGATGGTTCTATTGCCCTGGCGGCGATTGGCGATCAAGCGGATTGGACGGGCATGAACACTTCTGGTGGCGGTAGCACGCTTACCGGCTTCAGCACCGCAACGCTGAGTTCCACGCTTGTAGGCGCTGGTGGGCAAGGTAACTTCCGCATCATCGACTTTGATCGTAGCCCGGATAATGCAATCGGGGATGCCTACACCAAAGTTCTGGTGCAGATCGCTGAACACACCTACATTGCGCCCAAGACGGCCATCTAATTAAAGGAGAATTATCATGGCCGGTAATGTAATGCGTTCTAGTCAGTTTAAGTCGGTAGTTGAGCCGATCTTGAACGAAGTCTTTGACGGGGTTTATGACCAGCGCAAGGACGAATACAAGAGCATTTTTGACCAAAAAGACGGCATCGCCCGCGCGTACCACGAAGAAGCGTTGCTGTTCGGCTTCCAAACGGCGCCGGAATTGCCCGACGGCATGCCCGTTACCTATGATGAGGCTGGTGTGCTGTATAACACCCGCTATCCATATAAGGTTTATGGGCTGGCCTTTGCACTTACCCAAGTGCTGGTAGAGGATGGCGATCATGTGCGGATTGGTAGCATCTATTCCAAGCATCTTGCGCAATCGATGGATGAAACCATTGAAACCGTGCATGCCAACGTGGTCAATCGCGCCTTTACATCTGGGTATAACGGCGGCGACGGCGTTACGTTGGTTAGCGCCAGCCATCCGGTGATTGGCGGAACGCAATCCAATCTGCTTACGTCCGCTGCATTGTCGCAAACAAGTCTGGAACAAGCATTGACCACGATCCGTAAGACCAAAGACCCGCGCGGCAAGTACGTGCGTTTGGTTGCGGATGAGCTAGTCGTTGATCCTACCAACATGCTCAACGCTGAAGTTATCTTGACTTCGGTACTGCGCGCCGGTACGGCAAACAACGATGTTAACCCCATCAAGTCTCTTGGGATGATTGGCAACGGCTCCGTGGTTATGTCCCGTTTGACCTCTTCCACCGCTTGGTTTATTCATACCAATGCCGATCAAGGTTTGCAGACCTTCTGGCGGCGCCGTGTGAACAAGGGCATGGAAGGTGATTTCGAGACCGATTCCATGCGTTACAAGTCCACGATGCGCTGGGCGGCCGGTTGGACTGAATGGCGGAGCCTTTTTGGCTCAGCAGGAGTCTGAGTTTAAACCTTCGAACAAACGTTTCATGGCGGGAGTTCTAAAATGCCGCAATTCAGCGATGACCTCTTCTTGGGCACTGCCTATTCGGGCGGCGCCTCTTCTGCCGGCCCTTCGCCCATGGAAATGGGTGTTGGGCCGATGGGACGCGTCTATATCTTTGACGTAGTTCCGCTAACCCTTCAGGCGGCGGGCCTAGCAGCGAGCCAAAACCCGGCAAGCGGGGCATCCTTTATCCTGGCTGCCGGCACCGGAGTAACGACTACGGTAGATGCCTTTGGCGTAACGCGGTATGTACTGGACACGCCCCGTTGTGTAACTGTAACGGCGACCGGTGCGAATACCGCAACCTACACGATTACGGGATATGACGTGTATGGGCAGCGCATGACGCAAACCATTGCGGCGCCTAGCACGAGCACCGTAGCCACGACTAAAGCGTTCAAGTCGGTTATCAGCGTTACGAATGCCAATGCGACATTGGCTACCAACGGTTTGACCGTAGGCTTTAACGATAAGCTAGGTCTGCCGATTCGGGTTACCAATGTGGTGTATGTTCTTACTGTAAAGTGGGATTCCACCTTGGCGCAAAATGCCGGCACGTTCGTGGCAGCAGATACAACCGACCCGGCAACGGCATCCACCACGGATGTTCGTGGATGCTATACACCTAGCTCTGCTGCGGATGGTTCCAAGCGATTGATTATGGCCATTGCGGTCCCGGCCATTGGCTGTGGCCCCAACGCAACCCGAGCTGGCGCTTTTGGCGTAACACAGGTCTAGATATGGCGACTCGTTTGCCATGAGCTAACGTTAAAGTCGCCGGAACACGCGTTGGCCCCTTCTCCCCAATGCGTGTTCCACCTAACAACCCTAAGAGCGTCATTGCTCTTGAATGGGGCTGGTGTGAGTCTAGTAGACATCGCCCCAGCCCTTTTTCCTTATTAGGCGAGCCAGTAATGATTACTTCACAACCAGTCACCTATGAAGTCGTAGACCAAACGGCCGCCGAAACCGTGAAGGCATCTCGGGGCGAATTCTACGGCGTTGTAGTGATTAGCTCCACAGCAGGCACTATTACGGTCAAAGATGGCGGCTCAAGCGGAGTAACCGTTTATACCGCGACAGGTTTGACGGCTGGGCAAATTGTGCATTTCGGCGGCCTCGGTATTATCTGCAAGAACAATATTTATGTAACGGTCGGCGGTACTGCCACGCTTTTGGTGTTGTACGTTTAATCATGGCTTTTGATACGACGCAGGTAACGTTTGCAGAGTTGCTAGATCATGGCTTACGCCGTTGTCGGATTAATCCTGCGTCGCAAACCTCAGAACTAATCGCAACAGCGCAATCTGGTATTTGGTTCGCTCTTATTGGTTTAGCTAACCGGGGGCTTAATCTGTGGCGCACCACCAGAAGTCTCATTGGCGTTACGCCTGGGGTTAGTAAATACGCGTTGCCAGCAGGCACTATTCGGCTGCCTGCTGTGAACTACATTAGCAATTTTGTTGCTCCTGGCACCATTAACCCCATTGTAGGCGGATATACCTTTGTGCTTACCGATGCGGCGCCTGCGCAGCGAATAGGCATCTTCCCGTACACGGATTTTATTGCGGCTTTGACGCTAACCGGCAGCGCAGACGGTACAACATTTGACAATGTTTTGGTTGTTGAATCGGCTACGTATCTTGCAAATAATTGGTATTGGTTCGACTTGCCGAAGTACGAAACATTGGCGGCGTTTAACGTGGAGTCTGTCACCACGTTTGTTTTGCTTGACGGTGCAGTAAGTACGCAGACGTCTACGTTGCCCATGAGTCAGTTCAACATCAATGAATGGGCGCAGCAAACATATAAATCTCAAGCCAGTCGCCCAGCAACAAATTTCTATTTTGAGCGAACAATTCGTCCGGCTATTTATTTGTGGCCGAATCTTTCTAGCGCTACAACATACGATATGTTGGAAATTTGGTCGCACACCAATATTGACAAAATAACGTCAATGACAGAACCAATTGACGTGCCGCAGCATTGGCTTGATGCAGTTTGCTGGTTAGTAGCGCGTGAAATGTGTGCGGTCATGCCGGGGGTTTCTTCAGACGTGGCTCAACTGGTTTTTTCTGAATGTGATAAATCCGTAGATACGGCCGAATGTGGCGAAAGCGACGGCAGCATACTTTTCCTTTCGCCTAATATAGCGCCTTATTATCGGGTGTGACGTGCCACGTTATCTAGATACAACCGGCAATGGCAATTTAGCGATAGCCATTTGCCAACGTTGCCAACGGAAATTTGCGTATGGCGATCTGAAGAAAGACCCAAACAATGGGCTGCGTGTATGCGTTGATTGTCTGGATATCTTTGATCCGTGGCGCTTACCACCACGTCGGACTGAAAAGATTGCATTGCGGTATCCGCGTCCGGACGTGCCTTTGGATGCTTCAGAAATAGCTTTTGTAGTTTTGGAAGATGGATCGTTTTGGATAACCGACCTAGAAGAGTTTGTCGTTGTTGATGATGAGCAGATTGCGGTTTAACCTATGACGAACAAAACAATTGCCAAATTCACAAATGCCGGAGTTTTATCTGGCACAGACTACGTGCCGATTTCACAAGGCCCATTGACGCGTAAAACGACTATCGCTGACCTTCTAGCTCTTTCACCAGCAACAGGCACGGTTACCGATGTTTCGGTTCTTTCAGCAAACGGCATCAGCGGACTTGTAGCAACTTCCACCACAACGCCAGTTATTATGCTTTCGTTGGGCGACATTACCCCGACGAGCATCGTAACAACAAACGATATAAGCAGCGGCGGAAATATAGTCGCCACTGGCACGGTAACCGGCTCGAATATAAGCGGAACATCATCGGGCTCGAATACTGGCGATCAAAATCTTTTCAGCACTATTTCCGTATCTGGGCAATCTGATGTTGTGGCGGATACACTGGCGGATACGTTAACGCTAGTTGCCGGCGCCAATGTCACGATTACCACGAATGCCGGAACCGACTCTATAACGATAGCAGCAGCATCGGGCGGCGTGACGGATGGGGATAAAGGCGATATTATTGTTTCCGGTAGCGGCGCTACTTGGACTATCGATACAACGGGCGTTGCCGCAGGCAGCTACACAAACACTAATCTGACGGTTAATGCCAAAGGGCAGATTACAGCGGCATCAAGCGGGAGCGCGGGTAGTGTGCCCGATGGTGATAAAGGCGATATTACTGTTACGGCGAGCGGTGCCACTTGGACGATTGATCCGCAGGCTGTTTCCTACAGCAAGATTCAGAATGTAAGCGCAACGGATAAAGTTCTAGGGCGTTCTACGGCCGGCGCTGGGACGATAGAGGAAATCACTTTTACTGGCGCGGCGCGAACTTTTTCTGCTGCCGTTGATGCTGCGGCGGAAAGAACTGTACTCGGGCTAGGTACGCTCGCTACCCAAAGTGGCACGTTTTCAGGCACAAGCTCCGGTACTAATACCGGGGACCAAAACCTATTCGGCACTATCTCTGTTTCAGGACAATCGGATGTAGTTGCAGACACCACCAGCGACACATTGACGTTGGTTGCTGGCTCTAATGTAACCATAACCACGAATGCCGGGACTGACTCGATAACAATCGCGGCATCGGCAGGCGGGCTAACTAATTGGACGGAAGCAGTCAATACTTCTGCGCCAAACGCCACTATTCCCGCAGTATCGTTTACACCAAATAATGCAGCCGCTAGCGTGGATGCTGTCTTACAGGTAAAAGGCGCATCAGGGGCGCTACTGGCGCAAGTGCCGGATAATGGTACAGGCGGAGGAAATAAAAGAGGTGCGCAGGCCGTCGATTGGCAAATGTCGCGGGCGACCAATAACCAGGTTGCTAGCGGTTCAAATGCCACCATTGGAGGCGGGCGGAGGAATACGGTTGCTGGTAGCGATGCAGTTGTCGCAGGGGGCTTTGCAAACTCTGCTTCTAGCACTAGCGACACGGTCGCAGGAGGGAGTACTAATACCGCAAGCGGCGGAACATCTACTGTTGCAGGTGGAACCACTAATACTGCTTCTGGTCAGCACGGAGCTATTGGCGGGGGTAGCAGCAACACCGCATCAGGTGTCGGTTCTGCTGTTCCAGGAGGAACCAATAATACTTCTGATGGATCAAGGTCTATTGTTTCAGGTTATCTAGGAAACGCAAGAGGCATTGAAGGTCCTTCAGTTCATTCTTCAGGCAATCCTTTTTCTTCTTCTTCTGGATCTGCCCAAGCAATGAAACTCGTTGTCGCAGGGCAGACCTCTAATGCAACGCCACAAGTTATTACTGTTACCGGAAGTTCGAGCGGAAATGGTACTAATCAACTTGTTTTACCTAATAGCTCAGCTTACTTAGTTTCCGGCATGATGGTATCTAGGCAAGATGCAACTGGTGATACTAAATCATGGACGTTTTCAGCGCATATTAGGCGCGGAGCAAATGCTGCTGCCACCGCATTAGTGGCAGCAGTTACGCCGACAGTTGTAGCTGCGGACGCAGGAGCATCGTCCTGGACTTTTACGGTTACTGCCGATACGACAAACGGCGCGTTGTTAGTTACTGTAACTGGCGAAGCAGCAAAAACGCTACGCTGGGTTTGTTCGATGGATTCAGTACAGGTGGTCGGCTAAAATGGGCATAAGTGGAACGGCCATTCTTCGTTACAGGCAGACTTTAGTATCTGTAAACGCTGCCAATACGGATGTTGCTGTTTTTCCCGGCCTTCCATCAAAATGGCGCCTACGAAAATTGATTGCTTATGACGCATCCACTAGTCTAGCCGCTTCTTCGGCAACTATTGGCGCTTATACAGCAGCATCAGGAGGAGGAACTAATTTAGTAGGGCTAGCGGTGCTAACAACGTTATCTAGCACCACGAAATGCCTTGATATGACCGTCGTAGCGGCTGCAACAACCAGTTATGCAACTGCTTCTAGTTGCTTTATTCGTTGCGGCATAGCGCATGGCAGCGCTGCTACTATTACAGTAGCAATCGAAATCGAGAATTTAGAGTAATGAACGCGAGCACAACATGGCTTTCGCTTTAACCTACGATTCCCTTGTAAGCAGCATTCAGGTTTATGCTGAACGCTCGGATGATACTTTCGTAGAGCGCATCCCAGAATTCATCGCGCTTGCTGAAAACCGCATTGCATCAGAAGTACACAATTTAGGGTTTCGCCGTGTTGTTACAGGGGCATTCACTGTAGGCAATCCTGTTATGCAAAAGCCGGCACGCTGGCGAGAAACTGCTGAATTTAGCTTTATCGACGCCGATAACAATAGAAAGTACCTGTTTCAGCGTGGTTATGGTTATTGTAGGTCATACTGGCCTAATCAAACCTTGACAGCAGACCCGCAGTTTTACGCCGATTTTGATTATGAGCATTGGCTCATTGTACCTACTCCTGCAGTGGCGCGGAGTTTCGAGATTCAGTACCACGAACGCCCTGAACCGTTGGACACGACAAACCAGACAAACTGGAATACGCAATATGCGCCGCAACTACTTGTTTATGCGAGTTTGCTGGAAGCGCAGCCATTCTTAATGCGTCCTGAAAGAACGCAAGAATTTATGGGGCTTTATCAAGCGGCAATGACTTCAATTGCTAAGGAAGAACAAATGCGTTTGCAGGGCGATCAAGCTAACGCTAGGAGTAGTGGCTAATGTCTTTTACGGATTATTTCGGCGGTGATGTTGTTCCACCGAGTAACTACGCCTATATTCGGCAAACTCTGACCGCTAGCACAACCTTTGTTTGGCCTGAGCAATACGGTGGAACGGAAACCGTTCTTGCCTCTATCACCGAGCTTGCCAGCAACGGGGCATACACAATCACACTGCCTCCGGCAAATGAGGTAAGCGTAGGGCGAGATGTTTTGCTAGTTAACATCTCAGCATTTTTGCTGACAGTATTTAATAACTCCGGTGGAACAGTAACAACTATTCCGGCAGGCGTTTCTAAGTACGTTTTTCTCGAAAACAATTCAACTGAAGCAGGGGTATGGAAGGCGCTTACCTACGGCGCCGGATCAAATGCGTTGGATGCAGCCAGTTTAGCGGGAGCAGGACTAAAAGCGTCTAGCTCGCAACTTGTCACAAACAACCAGTATAGAGGCATCAGCGCTGCATACTCTGTAATATCTACGGATAGGGCCAAGCTTATTGTTGTTACGTCAGGAACCATAACTGTAACTTGTCCGCAAGCTTCCACGGTGCAAGATGGTTTCTGGTTCATGCTTCATAATGCTGGTGCCGGTGTTGCTACGGTAGACGGCTTTGGCGCAGAAACAGTAGACGGTGGTGCCAATAAAGCGATTGCACCAGACGAATCAGCAATATTTGTTTGCAACGGCGCAGCATGGTTTACTGTAGGCTACGGGCGTAGCGCCACTTTCGTATTTAGCGAGCACATTGTAGATGCCGCCGTTGGTGATGTTACGCTGTCCGCTGCAGATGTTGCCGGAAGAATGCTACGTATTTCCGGCACGGCAACGGCCAATTTCACTGTCACTATGCCGGCAATTGATAACATATATTTCGTTATCGGTGAGGGCGGCCTGGGCGCATTTCACGCGACGTTTAAAACAGCCATCGGCGTAGGCGTTAATATCACAGCGAATCAGAACGTCGCGTTGTACTCAGACGGAACGAACATCAACTTTGCGGTTACGACGACAGCGATTTCGGGTATTGCCTTTAGCGATGGTACTGCCGCTGCGCCGTCCATCAGCTTTTCCGCTGACCCAGATTTGGGCCTATTCCGGATAGGCGAAAACGATCTAGGGTTTGCGGTCGGTGGGGCGCAGGTCGCCCACTTGACGGCGGCTGCCTTTGAGATAGATCAAATGGCGTCGGCTGATGTGGATATCACAGGCGGCACTATCGGAGGCACTACAGCACTTAATGTAGATTCACCCGTCTTTACCGGAAATCCGACTACTACAACCCCGGCGTTAGGCGACAATGACTCAACCGTAGCAAACACTGCGTTTGTTATGAATGCCTTTGGCAACGGCTTTGGGGGAGGTGGATTTAGCTTCAAGAACAAGCTTATAAATGGTGATATGCGAATTCCACAGCGTGGAACAAGCTTTGTTTCTCCCTCAGCAACGGCATACACGCTTGACTGCTGGCTCTACTCCAAAATTGGCGCCGCCACGCATACTATTTCGCAAGACACAAATGTACCTTCAGTTGTTCAGGCAGGTAGATTTATTACATCCTCTCTCCGCTTGAATCTAACTACGGCAGACAATGCTATAGCAGCAGCGGACTATACAGTAATTTTGCAGTCAATTGAAGGATACAACTACAGCGCAATTGCCCAAGAGCCATTTACGCTATCGTTCTGGGTGTATGCGACTACGCCGGGGATATATTGCGTAGGTTTCAGGAATGCGGGTAGTGATAAGTCCTACGTTGCAGAGTATACGATTAATGCTGGCGCAACCTGGGAGTTTAAGACGATAACCGTTTCAGCAAGCCCATCCGCAGGAACATGGAATTATACAAACGGCATTGGACTTTCGGTCATATTCACCCTGGCGGCAGGCGCTACATTTCAGACAACCGCCAATGCGTGGAATGCTGGTAACTTCTTTGCTACAGCTAATCAGATCAATGGAACAGCCACTGGCGCGGATGATTTTAGGCTGACAGGCGTTCAGGTAGAGGCGGGCTCTGTGGCTACGCCATTCGAGTCTAGATTAATCGCTGCGGAAAAATTGTTGTGCGAAAGATACTTTACTAAGAGCTTTAATTATGGAACCGCCCCTGCTCAAGCTGTAGGAATAAACACGGGCGAATTTGTACAGCAGGCTGTTGTGGCAGCAAGCGGAACCGTAATCAGCACGTCAATTTCGTTCAATGTCGCTATGCGTGCCACACCAACTATGGTTGGATATAATCCTGTTGCGGCTAATTCGCAGGCGAGAAACGTAGATACAGGATTTGATTGTTCGGCAACGGCATTTGGCAATGTGTCCGAAGCAGGCTTCGTATGGTCTGCGGTGGCGCCAGGAGGATCAGTGGTGGGTAACCAATATAGATTGCATTGGGCTGCGGACGGGAGTTTGTAATAATGGCTGCGTACAAAGCAACGTTTTACGATAACGGGGTTATCCGTGTTTCTGATAACGCGTTTATCCCGAACGATCCAGCTAACGGCGACTACCAAAACTTCGTTGCGTGGCGGGCGGCGGGCGGCACCCTTGACCCAGCAGAAACGCCGGCAGAAACCGCCGCTAGAGCCGTGCGGGAAAATGATGCAGCAGCACAGGAAACTTTACGTGCTGACTTAAAGAATGACGCGGTTTTAGCCCAGCTAAAGAACGCTTCTCCTGCACAGATCAATACGTTCATTAATAATCAGTTTCCAGCATTCACCGTTCAGCAAAGAGCAGTCATACGCATGCTTGTTCAAGTGGCTGCGACAGTTGTTAAGCGGCTTTAAAGGGAAACGAAATGGTTGGGGTCGAGGAACTTCTCGGTAAAGGCGATGAGCGTAGGGTAGACACTGCTAAGCTTGTGATCTATTTGCAGCAGTTGGGGCGCCAATTGGAAGAGATGGAAACACGACTAGACGCTCATACAGAGCACGAAGAGGAACAGCAAAAACAGGTTAAGGAACTTCTAGACGCGCTAACTCAGTTCAAGGGAATGATAGTCATCGTAAGATGGACTATTTACATTGGCGCTCCGCTATTTGCCGCGATCATTTGGCTAAAAGAGCACGTACGGATATGAACTTCGATGTTGCTTTTGACCGTATTATCGGTGCCGAAGGCGGGTATACTTCTGGCGACGGCGATCCTGGCGGAGAAACGAAATGGGGCATCAGCAAGCGTAGTTATCCGACCTTGGATATACCAACACTTACTAGAGACCAAGCAAAAGCAATTTGGTACGCTGATTTTTGGATGAAAGTAAAGTTTGTTAAGCATTTGAGCGTACAGTTTCAACTTGTCGATGCAGCCTATAATCATGGCTTCGGTAACGCAATTCGTATTTTGCAGCGCTCGGTGGATGTTGCCGATGATGGGAATTGGGGACCGCTT